CATAAACACCAGCTAAGACAGCCATTTGGTGAATGTTATATATATTTTGGTGATAATATTGTAGTAGAATGGAATAGATGTTCTAATGCTGAAAATAAAATAGGTAGAGTTATTAGAATGCATAATCTTAATTTTGATGAGAATTTTATAGTTATATTTTTTGGTTCTATTAATCAATGTAGAGAAAAATATAGAGAGTTAAGACCATATAAAAATATTGGTCTTAACGATGATTATGATGAAAATCAATTTGTTAAGAAGGCTACTAATTGGGTAGAAATTAAAAAGAAACCTTGGGAAATGAGTAGGGCCGAATATAAAGAATGGGAAAAGCAAGAAGAAGAACGTAAACGAATAAAAGAAGAAAAAAAACTTAATAAAAAAATTGAGCGTCGATCTGGAAAGATGGGAAATCCACATTTTAAAGGAAAAACAAATCCATGTGCGGTAATTTGGCGCTTGACTGACCCGGATGGAAATGCCATAATAATTGAAGGCGGGATTCGAAATTATTGCCGCGAGCATAACCTTTCTGAATTTGTTTTAAAAAATATGCTAGGACAAGTTATCGAATCCCCCATATGTAACGATAATGATACTAGATGGCTTGGTGGGTATTTTATTAGAAGCGAAGAACTCCATCAGCGGAGATTAAACACCGTTGGTTATAAATTAGAACGCTTGACACCCAAGAAATTTCGGTATACTAAGGACTGGAAACGTGACGCGGGAATCCGTGTGTATGTCCACCTTCGTCCGTAATAGATATGTAAACTCATATTATATAACTACACTTTACCAGGTATTCTAACAAAGAAAAGGACAAACTATATGAGTGAAATATATTTTATTTCTGATACGCATTTTTCACATGCTAATATTCTGAATTTTAAAAACTATGATGGCACCCTTCTACGGGGAGCAAGATTTGCAAATGTAGATGAAATGAATGAATATATGATTGTTGAGTGGAATAAAATTATTCGGCCACAAGATAAAGTTTATCATCTTGGCGATGTTTGTTTTGGAAATTCAATCAGACAACAGATCGTGTCCCGTCTAACTGGAAAGAAAAGACTGATCCCCGGCAATCATGACAATATCAAAAACAATGAACTTATGAAACATTTTGATAAGGCTGGAATTTGGAGAATCTTTAAAGAACACAACTTTACTTGTTCTCACATTCCTTTGAGAGAAGATTCTCTAAGAGAAAAGACCGAGTTTAATGTTCATGGGCATCTACATCAAAATGTGGTAAAAGATCAATGGGGAAATCCAGATGTTCATTACATTAATGTATGTGTTGAAAAGACGGATTTTAAACCACTTCACCTAGACGAAATTATTGCGCTTATTAAGCGGAGGTCATAATGAGTAAAAAGGCAACAGTTCCGAGCAAGGAAGAATTGGCGGCGCTGTATCATACATATGGCGAAACGTCTGTGACTGTGGGAACCCATTATGGTGTTTCTCATGGCACAGTTCGTAAATGGCTGTTGTTTTATGAAATTCCATTTAAAGATGCAACTGAATCAAAACAGGCTGCTAACAAGCGACCTAAAGAGGTTCAAGATCGAGTTAAATTTGCTCATGAAAAGCTCTCTGATTATGACTGGTTGCATAATCAGAGAGTAGTCCTCCGTAAATCAAAATTACAAATCGCCAATGATCTTGGGTGTTCCCATGTATTGGTTCATAAATTCCTTGTTTCTAACAATATTACGAATTTTAAACTCAATGAGTCAGAATATACGATCAAGTCAAAACTTGAAAATTATGAGTATATTAAAGAATTGTATGATTCTGGCATGACTATGGATAAAATAGCGGAAGAAGTTGGTTCTTCTAAAGCAACGGTGTCTCTATATATTAAAAAGCTTGGTCTTGAAGTTAAACCAGCAAACTCTTATGAGCGGGAGAATAATTATAGGTCCAAACCAGAGATTGAAATATTTGATTTTGTTCAATCTTGTACTTCAAGTGAAGTATTAAGTAATCGAAAAATACTAGATGGTGTAGAATTTGATATTCTAATTCCTGACAGGAAAATTGCTATTGAATTTAATGGTCTTTATTCACATTCAGAGAAGGAAGATGCTACAAGTGTTTCCCTTCGTAAAGGACCAACATACCATCTTAACAAGACAATGGTATGTGAAAAGCATGGATATTTTTTGTTTCATATTTTTGGTGATCAATGGAAATATAAACAAGATATTATTAAATCAATGATTCGGTATAAACTTGGTGTTACCTTGCATAGAGTGTATGCAAGACAACTTCAGATTAAAATAGTTGATTATCAAGAAAGAATTAATTTTTTCAATGATAATCATCTTCAAGGGAAGGACCAAGCTAGTATCGCATATGGATTATTTAGAGGAGATGAGCTTATGTGTTGTGCTTCATTTTCTACCCCACGTTTTAATAATGCATATAAATGGGAACTAATTAGATTCTCTACTAAGCTAGATCATAATATATGTGGTGGATTTTCTAAGCTGTTTAAACATTTTAGAAAACTTCATAGTGGTACTATTATTTCATATTCTGATAGGACGTATTCCGGTGGTAATTTATATGAGGATAATGGTTTTACCTTGAGTCATTATAACCGCCCCTCCTATTGGTATGTAAAAAATGATAAACGATTCCCCAGAACTATGTTTACCAAACAACAAATAGCCAGAAAATTTCCTGAAGCTGATCTTTCTATGTCAGAAAAAGAAATAATGAAAGAGTTAAAATATAATAGAATATGGGATTGCGGAACCATAGCGTGGGTGTTAGAATAGAAAGAGGGAGCAAATTGCTCCCTCTTATTTTTATGGTTTTTAAAAAGGTAGTGTCCCAATCACAGCAAATGGCTGATCAAAATACGTCTGTAATAGAGGTTTGAATCCTGTACAAGAGCGCCCGAACCAACAGTTAGACCCTGAGCAAATGGGTTGGCTACCATTCCGTAACGAGTCTTGAAGGCAATTTTTGGCTGGTACGTAGCAGGATCAACTGCACGAACCATCTGTAGAGGAACGTATGGACAGTAGAATAGACCCGCATCATACTGATTTCCGCCCTTGAAACCAATTGTAGCATAGTTACCTGTGGTATAAGGATCAATATAAACCTTAATGTGACCATTTAGAAGACCAGCAAATGTATTACCAGTATCGTCAACAGCAAGCTTAATAGCTAGTTCTGGTGAGTAGTCAAGCAATTCAGCCATGTTTAGAGCAGAAGCAACATCTGACGAACAGATCATGATGTTACCTTTACCACGTCTGGTTGTCTTTGCGATTTGGTTAGCTTCGCGTTCTAGCTGGAAGATAAGACCCTTGAACTTTTCAACTGACCAACGACCATTTGAGTCTACGTCAAGATCGAAGATACCCGGAGTTGTAGTATCAACCTGTGCGCCGGGAACAGCCGTTACGTTAATAGTACGTACCAGTTCACGGTTAATTTCGGCTAGTAGTTCACCCTGAATGATGTTCGATAGTTCGGTTTCAGCATCAAGACCATGAATAGCCTTCAAGTCCTGTGCTAGTTCAATTGAATAAGAACCCTGCAACCCGCGTGAACCGGCTGTAACAGTTGTCTTTTCAATGTCGAACGCAACTTCTGGAAATACTGAGTTTCCAGAACCAAGACCTTCTGCCTCAGCAGTAGAGATAGAACGACCGTAGTTATATAGAGAAGCGCCAGCATTGTTTGAAACGGCAACAATCGTACCATTCTGAGCATAACCGGGAGAACCAGCGCCAACAGTAGGAGTAACGTTTGCACCAGCAAACGAAGTGAAACCAGTATTAACTTCGTTATAGAAGTTTTCTGGACCAGTTTGTGACGTATAGCGTGAACGCATTGCGAAGATAATACCAGTCGGGCCAGTCATTGGCTGAACACTAGCAATATCATATGCGATTAGATTAGGCATTGCTCTACGAACTAGAGAAATTAGAATTGGATCGAAAGTATCGATTGCACCAGTTCCAGCAGTTGAGCTTGAAGCTCCCATGCTATTAGTTGGAGCGCCTTCGAATAGTCTCTGTGTCGATCCCGCAGATGAGGCTGAACCAAGTTCACGAACCATGTTTTCTAGAACAGTGGCCGTTACATGCTTACGATGAGCATCCTTAATAGCAGGAAGGTCTTCGTGGTCAAGAATTGGATTCCACTTGTTAAATAGGTCTTCTTTTAGATACTGTTGCATTTTGTTAAAAACTCCTAGTTTTAATTTCTTTTATT